ACGGTATTTATGTATTTAATGAAATTTACAAACGAACAGCTCATACCAGAAAGTGCAAATGGATTAGCTAGTAAAGATTTACTTGAAAAAGATGTAAGTAAAATAGATAAAAAAACACCTTTAACAAGCGACCAGTATTTATATGAAATATCAAATATAAAAGAAAGTATTAATAAACAGATATTATCAGCAATTAAAGGATCTGCGATGGATTGTTCGTTACATGCTAAAGAAGACGACCCAATTGTTTGTATGTCTTTTGGTGCAGTTCCTGAGACACGTTTTACTACAACACCAGCATTAACTTCTGAAACAGAATACGCACGTGAAGAGAAAAGAAATCTTAAGAAAATCGAATGGAAAGCGGAAGTTGTTACATTAGAAGGTATTAAATACGCATTACGTAGATTTAATCAAAAGCTTCCGGCAAGAAAAGCACCAGAAGGGGAATTATATGATTTACAAAGTTATATGCGTGCTCTTAAATTAGGGGGTAATCCAGTCTTAGTTGGTTATCTAAGAATAGATCCAAAAACAAGAAAGCTTAAAAAGACAAAAGCTTAAATAGCGTGAAATTCTTCTTCAACAATACCGCTTACTTTATTTTCAACTTTATTTATTTTATTATTTCTCTCCAAATTTTCTAAAAATTGAGTATTCATCGTTTTTAATTCCTGAATGATAGTTAATTGATTATCACAAATTGTCTTTAGAATATCTTTAATTTCATTATTAAACATGTTTGATTTCATATTTATTTCATTTTTTAATTTTAATTTTTGAAAGAAGTCTAAGTCACTAATTTCTTCTTTTTTATTTATTTCTTTTCTTTCATCAACTTGAAAACGAACACGTCTATTAGAATCTTCTCTAATTATTTTTTTCTTTAAAATTGGTTTACCTGGAATTGGGTCAACATTCACAGGAACATTAGATGAATGATCTATTTTGATATTAATTTCACTGTTAGTATGATTTTTTTTATTTTCGCCTTGAAGCCATTGTTCTACATTTTTATTTTTTGGTTGTTGTTTCATAATTTCAGCAAGTTCAGCTTCACGTTGAGACATAGTTAAATCTATTTGATTAGATTTAATTGGAGTATCTTGTATTTTATCAGAAAAATCTATTTCTTCGGGACGCTTACCAGCCATTACTTTTGAAAATTCTGCTCTTGTATCACTTAAACGTTGTTCGAAATTACTTTCTTTTTCTTTTGCGCGTTTTTCAATTTGTCTTCTATTAATAAATTGTTGATGAATTGTTTGTTGTTGTCGCTTTTGCTGAATCTTTTTTTTATTTTGTTCTTTTTTAATTGTATCAGCTGTTATACCTTGAAAAAATTTTAAAAGTTCTTTATTCATCGATATGAGATTACTTCTAAAAGAAAATCTATTTTGATGTAATCTCTTAACTTCTTTATTAAATAATTCATTAAATTTTTTTTCATCATGTTTTAAGAGTGGATGGTCTGCAAGTAAGTTTTTTAACATACTAATATTCCTGTTGGAAGTTATAGACATTTATATAAAATATATAATAAGTTTTTATATATTTTATTGCGAATTGAAAAATTTTTTTCTTAATTCAATCATTTTTTTATCAGGTATTCTATATTTTTCAAATGTTGCATGAGATGTACCTTGTAATAATTGAACTAAAAAGAATAATGAATACATTCCACATTCACTATTTCCATATTGATGTCTATTTTTACTTATAATTATCTCATATTTCTCTCCCATAATTTCAGATTGTCTAGAAACTTCTTTTGAAAAATTATCGATATGTGAAGGTATATCATCACCATAACTATCAAAATAATATATTTTCTTTTTTTCACCATCAATAAAAAGAGCAACCCAATGAGATCCCGGTTGATAATGTTTATCCAAATTAAAAATAACACCTATTTTAGTAACACCTTGTTTTATATAATTCATTAAAGAAAATTTACAAAGTTCTTCCCATACACATTCATTAAAAGCAAGATGTTCGTCATAATTTATAGGAGATGGACCTATAAAAATAAAATTTGGATAAGCTTTTTCCCATTGGGCCATCACTTTCTGAATATCTGTAGATGTTAACCACTCTTGAGGATTTCTACTCCAAGTTTTTGGGCTATATGGTGCAAAATTATTATCCCACATTGATTTATCTAAATCATTTTTAATACATTGATGTCTAAGCCAACATGATTCAGTAGAACAGGTATTTTTTGTAAATTCACGTAATTTTTCCCATATTTCTCTAGGTTTATTACTTTTTATTATTTGATCTGGATGTCTAACATTCCACACTTTTTTTAATTTAAATAACGCTTCAGATGTATAGCATGTGAAAGATAATTGATCTCCTTTTTTTTTGGGAGAACACGATTCTTTAATATATTTAATTGATTTATTTTTTTTAGTTTTTCTTTTTTTATACCTTTTACGTGTAGACATTTAGATATATATTAATAATATTAAATCTTATTTCTAAAATGATCTGATTTTAAATTTAATTCACGTTCTCTTGGTATTATAATTTTTTTATTAATTTTTGTATTTGTTTTTTTTGATTTTAATTTTATATGATCTGTTATTTTTGGAACGGCTGGTTTTTTTTTATTTAAAATATATTTATTACTTTTCTCAATTACATTATTATCTAATTTTTGTTTTCTTTCTTTAACATTCATATTTTTATATGTTTCTTGTATTAATTCTGACTTATCTTTAAATTTAAAATGTTCGACACAAGCTTTTGCATAAATTTCCCATATTTTATCTAAATCTTTATCTTGTGTTTTACCTTTAAGATAATTTTTAGTTAATGAAAAAATTCGTTTTCTATAAAAATGAATTTCATCATTAAAAATCTCAGGTTTATCTTTTTTTGATTTAATTTTACCCAATCTATTTGGATTTACAAGATACAAATAATCTAGAGAATTTCTAGATATATCCATTTAATCAATAAATATTTTAAAATAAATAATAATTAACGTAATAAAAATTACATTTAAACTAGCATGATTTATATCTTCAATATTATCTAAATCATATTTTGTATCAAATAATATATCTAATATATCAATTCCATAATTTGTTTTTGGATTAATATGATGATTTACATGTTGAGAACAACCCAAAATAATATAATTTATATTATGAACGGTTGCATATAAAAGACCCCATAATAGTAAAATCGCCTTATTAAATTTAAATACAAAATTACCAATTCTTAATTTAATATTATAAAAGTAAGCAATTAATATTAAAAGACCTCCTTCCATAATAAAATTTTGAAAAAATTCCCAAAATAAATTAAATTTATCTTTATTAACATTTGTATCATGATGAATTTTATCATGAAAATCAGTTGTATAATAAATGAGTGTTTCAAAAATATAATTTAAAGTGGTATTAGATTTAATATAATTGGTAAAAAAATTATCGGAATTTCTATAAATAATCAATAAATCATATGCATGTGACAGATAATGTATATACCAACCTAATAACATTGCTAAAATAAATGTAATTATTGAATTTATAATAGATCTATCATCTGAAAACATTGTAATTATTAATAAACATATAATTATAGATATCCAAAATATAAAATTTATTTTTATACTTTCACGTACATAATTAAAATTTTTAAAAAATATGTTTTTATTATTTGAAATATCTTGCATTATTTATGTTATATATAAAATAAAAATAAAAATACGTAATATAACCAAAATGATAAATATGATTATATTATAATGAATTACACAAGTAAAAGAAAAAAAATAAGAAAAATGTTAATAGATAAATGTTTAAATGATCTAAGAAAAACAAATTTACCCGATTATACATTAGGATTTTTAATAAAAAGCTTACATTTTCATACACCCTGGTATTTTTTAATTTTATTTATATTTCTACCAAAACCACTTTCAATTTTAGCATTAATACCATTATTTATAGCATTTTTTACATTTATTTATTTACAAGGATGTTTTTTAACAATTGTGGAACATAAATTATTAAAAGACGATGATAAAATTAATATAATTGATCCATATATTCAAATTGTTGGCGAAGAAGTAAATGAAAATACAAGATATTGGTATACTTTAGCTATATCAGCACTTTATTGTACGTTTATTGTTGTTCTTTTATATTGTAGGGGATGTTTTAAATGGAGTGAATTTCAAAAATTTAATTTAAATTTCTTATTTGGGTTCGAGTAGAGTTATGAAAAAGTTTATGTCCGATATCACAAGTATTTGGATTAAATGGCGCATACGTTTCTTTTTTGAAAAGTAACTTGTTATTAATCACATCTTTTTTATCTTTTTTAACTAAATATTGTGAATTGTATAAATCTGATCTTGAACTGGGAATAAACTTTGATTGAGGACACGCTTGTATTGGAAAAATTGTATTATGAAGTGTTGTTTCAATGTCTATGTTTTCTTGATAACCACTAAAAGGCAAACTAGTTGCTGGTGTAAACATTGTTCTGGTATTGTAAATTGGTTTATTTTCACATGGTACTGATGTTTCTTGATGAGTATCAATAGTAGGCATGTGTACATATCTTGTTGGAACTGCTCTAACGTCGTACTGCATTTTAACAGGAGCACTTGTTAAATTTCGCTCATATAATCTATTATTTATTTCATCTAATCTATTTTGATTACATAAATATACCCCTTTAACTACACCGTTCATTTTAATATATAGTTAGAATATTTTTATTATGAAAATACCTAAAGGAAGTTTCATTTAATATAATAGATATGTGTGGAATTTTATCAATATTGCGTTATAATAATATTACATGTTCTTCTGTAGATATTATTAAAAATAATTTTATGAAACAAAATATGAGAGGTCCTGAAGCAAGTGATTTTATTTATGATGAAGAAAATGAATATATTTTAGGTTTTCATAGATTAGCAATTAATGGATGTGCGGATCCAGCTTCAATGCAACCACTTCATTTAGGTAACTTAACTTTAATTTGTAATGGTGAAATTTATAATCATAAAGAATTAGCAAAAATAACAGATAGTAATTGTAGTACAGGTTCGGATTGTGAAATTATTTTACATCTTTATGAGAAATATGGAATCGAATATACACTTAAAGTACTAGATGGTGTATTTGCATTTACATTAATTGATAATAATTTAAATAAAGTATTTATTGCAAGGGATCCTTTTGGAGTTCGACCATTGTTTATTTGGTATCAAGATTTAAATGTTAGAGGTCCATTAATTGTAGCATCTGAACTTAAATTAGCTCACCTTGTATCTAATTTTACACCAAGACCATTCCCTCCAGGTCATTATTTAGAAACACATTTAAAAAATACTACTGATATTACACTTTCGCAAATTAGAGAGACAACTACATTAAAATATATGTGTAAACCATATTATCAAATAAATAGTTCAATTAATAATTCAATAAAAACAGTTGAAGATGCAACAAATTGTATAAGACAATCATTAACAGCTGCTGTAGAAAAAAGAATTGTAAGTGAAAATAGAGATAGAGGTGCTGCTTGTTTACTTTCAGGTGGTTTAGATAGCAGTTTAATAGCAGCGTTAGTTGCTAAATATTTAAAAGAAAATGGTAATGAAAAATTACATACATGGAGCATTGGAATGAGTGGAAGTGAAGATTTAAAGTACGCCAGAATAGTTTCTAAACATATTGGTTCAATTCATCATGAGATTGAACTTAGTGAAACTGATTTTATTAATGCAATTCCAAGTGTTATATTTGATATTGAATCAAATGATACTACAACTGTTCGAGCAAGTGTTGGTAATTGGTTAATTAGTAAATATATAAGCGAACAATCTGATGATAAAATTGTATTTAATGGAGACGGGAGCGATGAAGTTGCTGGCGGATATTTATATTTTCACTGTGCACCAAATCCAATAGAATTTGATAAAGAATGTAGAAGATTATTAAAAGATATACATCTTTTTGATGTTCTTAGATCAGATCGATCTATATCAAATCATGGATTAGAAGCTAGAACACCATTTTTAGACAGAAATTTTGTTGATACATATTTTTCGATTCCAATGCATTTAAGAGATCATAAGTATAATAAAAAATGTGAAAAATATCTAATTAGAGAAGCTTTTAAAGATACTGGCCTTCTTCCTAATGAAATTTTATTTAGGACAAAAGAAGCTTTTAGTGATGGTGTTAGCACAAGTAAAAAATCTTGGTTTGAAATAATTCAGGATTATGCATCTAAAAAATTAGAAATAAAAAATAAAAAAGAGGCAGAACAAAAATATTATGATATGATCTTTAATAACAATTATGTATATATTCATGCTGATGATGTAGATACATCTTATATTATGCCTTATAAATGGATGCCTAATTTTATTGAAGCCACAGATGCTAGTGCAAGAACATTAGATGTGTATAAAAAAATAAATGATAAGAATAATGAAAATTATGTAATTTCTTCAACATCTAATAATTAAAAATTTGTGTATTAATTAATTTTTTTTATTAAAACTAATTAATATAATTAATATGAATAAGGTAAATTTAAAAATTAAAGTAGAAACAAGAGAAGAGATAAAAAAAATGAGATGTACACGATGTTTTGGAACAGGATTAATAAAGAGAGAAATGCAATTTATTTGTGAGAATTGTATAGATAATATTAATAATTGTTATAAATGTGAAAATATCAACAAAACAATTTGGATTGATTGTGTTAAATGTTTTGGTAGTGGAGAGATAGAACATAAATCATCTCAAAATATATTAAAACATAAATATATAAATGGATATTGTAGAAAGAGCATATAATGTATTAAAAGTAATATTTTTCATATTATATATTTTAGTTATTTTAGGAGTTAGTACTAGCGCTCCACAGTATTTAGCAATTATCGAAAATCTTTTTATGACGTTGGTAGCTCTTATTTTAATTTATTTTTTTAATCCATTTACAAAAACAATTTGTAATGATTTTCATAGACATGTTGCGTTTTCAGCCGGAGCTGCAATTCTTCTTCAACTTTCTATCTTTAGATTTTTAGAACCAACAAAAATAATTCAAAAAATACATAAATAATCTTATAGTTAAAAATAAAATAATGTTAAATTAAAAAATATTATTTTATTTATTTTTTCTTGTTTTACTTCTACTTCTCTTTTTCTTTTTATTTCTTGTTCGTTTGATATTCAAAAACTTACGCATGTGTTTTTTTATTAGTCTTAATTGTTCTATATCTTTTTTTGTTATCTTGTTACGTCTTATAATATATCTATTAAATTTATTTCCAGAATTCATATAACGAAACATATAATCTTTAAATCTATGAATATCTTTTTTATTAACTATATTACCATATTTTGAATCAATAAACGTATTTATCATTTTATTAAATTGCATTCCATAATTATAAGGATGTAAATGAATGTATACGATATTTTTATTATTCATATATGGATGATGCTGATCGTCTAAAAATAAAAATCTAGTTTCATTATTATATCCAGTACACTTTAATAAATCAGAGTAGGATTTTTCATGAGAAGTCCTACAATTATTTACATCATTTGGTCTATATGCTGTAATAACTTTATCAAATAATTTATAATTAATTTTTTTTTCAAGATATTTTTTTATTGTTAACGTCCAACTTTTAGGACCCATATTATTCGTATAAATAATAACTTTTACACATTTATCTTTCTTTTTTTGTTTTTTTATTGTTTCTAAAATGTCTATTATTCCTAATCTTAAGAATTTAGGCCATAGATCTAATAAATTAGTTACATATTTATCATTTATTTTTTTACCAAATATATTTTGCAATCCAGATAAAAATAGAGATATTTCTTCGAAATGTCCTATAGTATCATCTAGATCAAATACAATTACTTTATTAATACATTTATGCATATATATTAAAGAAAGAAAGTTATTTATAAATAAATAATAATGCCTCGAAAACCAAAGTCCAAAAAACAAAAAAGAAGAAAAAAATATAAGAAAACTACAATTCCAAAAGCAATTAGAGAACAAACATGGATTCAAACATTTGGAGAAACATTTACTCATAAATGTTATATTAGCTGGTGTAGTAATGAAATTAATGTTTTTGATTTTCATGTAGGACATGATAAACCTGAAAGTAAAGGTGGTACATTAAGTATAGATAATTTAAAACCAATATGTGCGCGTTGTAATTTATCAATGAGTAATAATTTTACTATAGAAGAATGGAATAAATTAAATACTCATAAAAAATCATGGTGGAATTGTTTTAATATTTGTAAATAAAAATTTGTTTATTATAAATTAATCTACTTGATTAACTGGATCATTTTCATCATCATCAGAATAAAAATCATTATTACCAATTGTTCTCTGATAAAAAAAAGGTGTCGCATAATTTATAAGTTCATTTTCAAATATTTCTTCATCTGTATCTGATGATACTTCACTGAGAGAAGGTAAAGAATCAGAATAATCTGGATCATTATTTTCATATCTTTCAGCATGATCTATAACAATATTATTATCGCTGTTATCAACAATAACATTATTAGACATATCATTAGGTATATCTGATCTATTAATTCTAAATAAAACTCTTCCAAGCCTAGGATGTTCTTTAAAAACTTTTTTTAAATCTTTCACTATATTTACTTTATTTTTAGATCTTACCTTAGGATTACAAGAATATGTTGTATATAAATATCGTATCAATATAGGTTTTAGTATGTTAACAGTTTTAATTTTCTCGTTCAATGAAACATTCATAGATAAACTTCTATTTTGCAATCGAAAACGATAATTAGAAATCATTCTAGCACAATCATAATAAAGTAATTCATCTATTTCGTTTTTTATGTGATTTTTGATACCAATATCAATTAAGTCAGGATATGAATTATTTTTGAATGCTATAATATCCATTTCTGAATTAATATATTCTTGTATTAATTTTGGAACAATAAATTTTGTATGATATCTAATATGTATATAAAATTTTAGCAAATGACCTCTATTAAATTCAATATTAGTATAAGGGTTTTTGGGAATTTCTGGAATGGGGATAAGTGATGAATTTTTTGAAAGAGCATTTACCCATATGTTAATAATATCACTAATTCTAAAATTATATATAGCACCTTTATGATAGATTTTAACTTTTTGACTGATTGGAAAGTTAGCTAGTGGATTTAAAAAAAAATCATAATCAGTTGATGATATTTTTGCTTTTCTTACTTTCCATAACATAGACAACTTATAGAACCCATACCTACATATCTGTATTTTATTAAAAATATTTAAATATAACTCTTTATTTTCATCATTAAAATTCATTTTTTCGAATACAAATCTATGAAATTTTTTTATTAATGATATATTATTATTTTCACCAAAAATAAAGTATGTATCAAAATTTTCAATATTATATTTAGTTATAATTTTATTTACTATATAACTACTCATTATTAATTATATAGTAAATATTTTTTATATTTAAGTCAGTTTTTAGAATCCAGGATCGTACTTATCATCAACATT